CATCCTGTGGGTTTTTAGCTGGCATCAACATAACGCCACCCCTTGCTTCCACTTGTACCTTTTCAGTCTTAACAAGACCAGTACGATCAAGTAGTTCTTTTGCAGCTTGCATCTTGTCACGAATACCTAGCTCTGTAGGATCATACAATGCACCTACCATAGCCATCGCAGCTTTAGGGGCATTACGTGCAAGGAACGTATGTGTCACTTCAATGATTTCTTCTTTAATACCCTTGGTGACTTCGGCATTAGAAGTATTTGCGGAGTAACCAGCCAACAGTTTAGCAGAGGTAATGTCACCACCTGCTTCATCCATAAGGACCGCTAGAAATTTTTGTTGACGTTCCGTTAACTCACGAGCCATAATACTTCCTTTATTACATCAATTCAAAATGTGGGCCATCAATAAAAGGGCGGCGACCCTGTGACCTACGTAAATCTACATATGCCATCATTGCGTCTTCCGCTGTACCTTCATATGTACGGATGTCACCCTCTGACCAAGCTGCACCCCACTTGATTGCTACACCAAGTTCCTTAGCTGCCTCTTTCATTGCGTCACAGAGATCATCGTAGACATTCAGTTCCCATACACCCTTGCCGTCTACATAGGCCATGAGGTCTACGGCACGACCCTCTAGGTGTTTGGACTTCATAGTCTGGGACTTACCTGCAGCTACAAGCTTCTCTTGCTCTTCTACTGTACGTAGGCCATAGATAACTCCGAAGTCTACTTTAGTAAGTTCAATGGCACGTTTAACTACAGCCACTAAGCTTTCATCTACGCCTTCCATCTTAGCAAGGCTACGGTTTGATAGTTTAAATGCCATTTACTTTTTTCCTGTAAAAAACTTAGATACGGAACGCATACCAATGCTGGCACTAACGATACCGCCTAACGAATATTGATACCAAGTAGGCATAGCTTCAAGTGAAGTAAAACCTGCCTGTACAATTTGATTACCCCAGTCACCACAAAATGCAAGAATGAGTGGAATACTAAACAATAAAGTAATCCACTCGTCCTTCCAGCTATTTTGGGTAGCTTTGATAGCTTCTATGTCCCAGTCAATCTCACCAGTAGCTTGCTTGACTTTAATTTCTGCATTAGCTTTCTGTACTGCAACCTTACCATCAAGATAAGTTGTAGCTAGTCCACCTACTGCACCTAAGATTTGACCAATCATTTTTTAGCACCCATTGCGTTAAAGCCAAAGTACGCACCTACGAGGGCAGATACGGATACTACATAGATATTTGCTATGTCTGCAATCAACTCAGCGGCGGTATTTAAACCTACTACTGAAGATACAATAATAGCTGCCGGGTACATAACCATACCGGACAGCGCAAACCATGTCATGTTACGTTGTGCATCACGCTTGGCGTCTTCATCTTCCATACGCCGCCTACGATCTTCCAGCATAATCTCCCGTTCTTCAGGGTCAAGTATACCGTTTTGATTTAGATCGTACTCAGTCATCTCTACGTCCTACGAAAACGCTTAGACGTTTTAGCTGCAGCTTTAGGTTGCTTAGAGAATTGTTTACCAGCTTTTGTATCTTTTCTTTTTTTAGCTGTACTTGCTGAATACTCTCCACTAGACATAGCTTTAATAGCTCCAGCTGGAAGATAACGCTCCCCAGTAGCTTTTGGGCCTTGCGTAGAAGGTTTACCACTTTTGGTTCTCCAATCTTGCTTCGTCCATCTATTAAGACTTTTTTGACTTTTTGCTATTGCCATCCGCTTTAGCCTTTGCTGTTTTGCTCAAATCTTTATAGTGATACAAATTCTTAGAAGACTTAGACATACGAGCACCCGTCATCAAAGTTCCATCAGGATGCTTGTGTGTCTTTCCAGTGTAGAGAGTACCATCTCGTAAGTAATGATTTACACCTTTCACGATTTGTACCCTCCACCTTTTGCTTTGTATTGCTTTGCGACCATTTGAGCCTTCCTTGCGCTCCACTGTCCGGGTTTTCCACCTTTGCCACTAGCTTTAACGGAGGCAACAAGACGCTTACGCATAGTAGGCTTAGTATAATTACCAGCCGCATTAACCGTGGAAGACTTTTTGGGTAATTTCGCCACGAGAGATTCCTATATCTTTCAGTTCTTTGTCGGTCATATTCTTTAGTAACCAATAATCTGCACGTTTTTGTTGTGCTACAGCTACTGCTTCAAACCATTTAACTAACCATTTCATGTGTATAACTCCTTGTTCATGAACATACGTACACTGAATATCCAGTATACATAGGAGTTATACCATACTTAGTTATATCATACTACGGACAATATTGCAACCCCGTTATGCACAAGGGTAAATACTTCGTTATCCTACTGGGATAAATGTTTCCGTTACGGTAAGAATGGTATCAATGTGACCTGCACTCGTTGGGGTTACTTGTATCTTGTCGCCCGGTTGAAGTACTAAGTCAATATCAATAAAGGTAGTGTTGTCACCTGAATTTAAACTTTTACCTGCCAAGAATTTTGACGTGTAGTTATCTGCAGCTACGTACCACCCAACGTCTACAGAGTTGGTACTGCCACCACCGTTGACTACATGTACAAAGGTAAGCTCCGCTACACAGTTAGCAGGACACGTATATACAGTCTCTGTAGTAGTGCCACTGTTGTGACCGTATACAGAACGCATACGTGATGGTTTACCTTGATTGAGTAAGGACATTACTTTTTAACCCAAGCTTCATTCTCTGGGGTACTCGGATCATCCTTCTTAAAGTAACCCTTTTTTGTACGAGCACGTACTTTGACTGGCTCCAAAAGAATTTCTTGTACTTTAGAATCGGAACACCAGTAGTCACCATACGGATCAAAACCTGCAAGTACATCACCAAGTCGTGTTGTAACGGTTTCCTTACTCACGAGGTAGCCATGCTCCTCTAGTGCATCTTTGTAATCTAAGAACTTCATTTCTTCTTCTTCCCCATACATTTTCCCACTGCCTTACATTTTGCAGGGGTAGGACACCCCTTACATGTTTTAAATACTGGCATTACTTTTTATTCTTCTGTGTACCCGGTACGGATGCACCACAGTTTACGTAGCCACCATCTTTGTACGCCATACGTTTCTTTGCCATACCACCTTTAGAAAAGTCCATACCGGGAGCTAAGGAAACATTTTCTTTTTTATTCTTTGTACGGTCACGATTTGCACTGGAAATACGGTTTTCCATTTTTTGTGCATCTCCCGCCTGTTTAGAACGAAGTGCTTTTAGTTTAGCACGAGCCATTTTTAATAAAGCGGTTTTAATTAAACCATCTTTCATTTCACCTATATCACGAATATATTTTTGAATAGCGTTGGCGCTCGTAGCCTCTCGAATAGACGTTTGGGTAACTGGGGTACGTGTAGCTATGGAGCCTTGTTTTTGTGTTATCTCTGCTTCTTTTTGTGCTTTATATGCTTTGCTCCGTTTATTGGCTTCAGCGGAGGGCAATGCAGTTTTGGTTGAGGAACTTGCCGATTTCATTTCTTCAATACGTTTATTTGCCATAGCATTAATTTCTGCCAAAGCATCTTTTTCTGTATCACCAGTAAGTCTAGGATTATCTAGTACTTTCTGACGAATTTGACTCTTTACAGAGCGTACTTCTGTAGGTGTATTAGGTTTTGATAACCTGTCTAATAAGCCTTTAATTCCAGTTGCTTTACCCATTGTGTTATTCCTTTACCATTTTACTTTATCTGCCCAGTAAGCTGCACTCAACTTACCACGCTTAATGTTCTTTGCATGACGTGCTTTAAAACTTGCACGTTTCTTTTTCATTTTATCTGATTCACCAGCTTTAGGTTTACCTGCAGTGGACGCTCCTTGCTCACCAAAGCGTATCATCTTAATGGTAGTACCTTCCTTAGCAAGTACTACGTGAGATTTGGTAGGGTGCTTAGGTGTACGCTTGGGTTTGTTATACCCACTGAATGTTTCACCTCTATACTCAATAGACATAACGTATCACTTCTTCTGTGTGCCGGGTACAGATGCACCGCAGTTAACATAGCCACCTTTGTTGTAACCCATTTTCTTTTTAGTCATGCCGCCTTTAGAATAGCCACGCTTTTCTTCACGCATTCTTTCTTTGACCAATGATTCTTCATAATCATCCGACATTTTTTTAATTTTTGGGTTACTACTATACATATTAGAACTATTTGCTGCATCTGCTGCGTATACCATATTCTGCGCCTTAGATACAGGCATACCGTACTTCTTTTTAAACTCATCTCGTGTCATTTTTTTATCAAGCACCAGATCAATGTCTTTATTTAAGCGAGCTTTTAAAGCTTTGGTTGCACCCGGTGCGCTATATTGTTGTGCACCTGCTGCAGTTTTCTTAGTTTTTAAATTAGCCATCGGTCCATCCCTCCATACGCATAGCCCATTCTACGTGCTCTAACGTAAATGATTTACCATAGTGGGCATCTACGGCTGTCTTCACGTAGAATACATCACTATGAGGTATATGCAACTTATCCAAGTTACCATCTAATACATGTTTATAGAATTCTTCTAAAACATTATCTGTATATAGTTTTACTGATTTTTTAGCCATTGTCAATGCTTAATTACAAGTAAGTTCTCGCCTAAAGGCAAAAATCACTTACGTATATAAGTATGTAAGTGTACTCACTGTACGTGTTTACTTATATGTTAATATAGTTAAGTATAATTATAAGTAAGTATATATACATTTAACTGTTTCACTGTACGTGTAACACTGTAAGTGACCCTACCCTAACACCTAACATATATAGTTTTACACATTCTGAGAAACATGTCAACCCCAAATCGTATTAGTGTCCAATAATAGGGAGATTATCCCACTTATCGTGTCTAAACAGGGACAATGTTCTACAAATAATAGGTCCACATCGGTCCTATATACATGTAAAGCACTATATATGTAATGTGGTTAACAGTGATATTTCCTGATCTGTGTGTTTATACATGTATACTAACGCACTACCCC